AAGGATCTTCATCAATTAGATGCTTCTTCGTCTGATTGATACTGTTCAACCAATCCTTTAATTCCATAATTAAAAAGTAGTAGTTCTTTACGTTTTTGCTGATCTCTCATATATTCACCAACAGACCTCATCGTATAGGTCAGATCAAATTCTCCTACTTCCCATCCTTTGAAACGGTCTTTGACCAGTTGAGACGAATTATAAGAAATGAGTTGAGGACCAATAAAGCGATCACAATCCCTAGCAAACTGATCATGGTCGAATCGTTTATGCATATCTCCTTTCCTTCCATAAAGGTTATCTGATATGTCGTAGGGGGGATCAAGGTAGGTGAAGGACTCTTTGTTATCAGTAAAGAGTTGTTCATAACTAAAATTAGTAATCTTCCAATTTTGAATTATTTGAGTGTATCCTGGAAGTTTTTCGATTCCTCGCATTGAGAAGTTTGAGACACTGGCCTGTCTACTGAATGAGGATGATTCAGTGAGACCACTAAAGCTACACTTGTTAATGACGTAAAAAGCAGTAGCACGAAATAAATTTGGTTGAGCATAATCGTTTACAACATCTTTTGCTTCTAAAAATAATCCTTTGGCAGATGCCTCATCAGGATATCTAGACTTCAAATCTTGAAGTCTTTTATAAAGGGAACGTCCATCATCCTGAAGAGTCTTCCAGAAGTTAGTCAAAGGTTCATATAAATCGTTCACCCAAATATTGAGACGAGGATACTTCTTAGTGACATGAATGGCAACACTACCACCACCAAGAAAAGGTTCACGATATTCTTTATAGTCCCTTAGATCAGGAAGAAACTGATCTAATTTAGTACA